CATTACCAATGCCGCCAGCACCGCCCGTGAAGAGAAGAAATGCGTCTAAGATCATGATTCGCTCCGTTCAGGTTACTTGGGCTTCGTTGTTGAGGATCGCGTCACAGGTGCGAACCGGGATACCACGGAAGGTGGTGATGGATTTACCGGCAAACTCCTCAAGACGAAGCAGGACGTTGGTCTTGTTCATCGCCTGAAGATCCAGGTAGGTACGGATCACGCGGTTGCAGTAGATAACCGTGCGGCCCATATCGGCCCGAACTTCGGGAGTGTCGGAAGTCTGGATCGACGTTGCCGAAACAGGCGCAGTCGGCAGACGGTACATGCCACGAACGATCAGGTTAATGAGGTTCGCCGCACTGACGCCTGTCAACTGGGTTACGTCGATGTTGGCTACGCGAACGGTATAACGCCAATCGCGTGAGACTAGACCGATTTCCCATTTGAAGTGATCCCGATACGCCTGATAGGTGTTTCCAGACGAGTCGGTCACAGGCCATTCACCCATATCGCGGTGCTGGAGGCCGGTGATCTTTCCTTTTGGGAAAGTCGCGTGGATGGTGTCGGAACCCCAAGTGGTGATCCAGAGCGAAGTATTGGTATTGGAAGTGCCGCCAGCATCGAGAACATTGTAGGCTGTCTGCGAATTGCTGGTGTTCTTCGTCGAGTAGCGTGGTGCAAAGCCGGTAAAGCGTTCCGGGTTCACATACTGGTTGCCGTAAATCAGGGTCGTGGCAACCTGTTGGGACATGCCCTCAAGGAAAGCCTTGACTTCCGAAAGACGGAACTCGGCGGTGTTGCCGTTGAGGTCCGCGATATCCTTGTCGATCACCGCATAGGTTTCCAGATTGCCGCAGGTATCGACGATCTGAGCAGTGGTTGACTTAGCGTTCGGAACGCCTTGGTTCAGCAAACGCCAGGTCGCTTGTGGCAGGCCGGTTCTGACCGTGGTCTTATGGCCTGTGGGAAGGTTGCCTTCGACGACGAGCATATCCTCTAGGATTTCGTTCGTCTGCGAAAGCAGTTCGATGATGGAGGCGACACGATAATCGTCCCCCATTCGTTTCGCCCAGTCCGCGTAGGTCAGGGCGGTAGTACCAATCGTTGCCATCTATGGCTCCATTAAGGGAGGTTGGGGAATAGGGCGTTTGCAATCGTCCTCGGTCCCTCGGTTGGGTTTTTCTGACCCAAGGCTGAAGGTCCATTACCGCCGACCGGACGGCCTTCGGTAAGTTGCGTGGCGAGCTTATAGAAGGTGCGGATAAATGCTGGGTTGTTCCCCGCACCTGTGAAGTCCATAGCTGCACGGAAGTCGCTTGCAAGTTTAGCATCGCCTAGACCATCGATGGCACGAGCCACTGTGGCTTTGACTTGGTCAAGCTTACCGCCGATGACGGGGTCAGCCTTGACCTCAGCAACCCATTTTTCCTGGGTCTGAGACCACAGTTTGTATGGGTCCTCTTGGGACTTCTGCGTAGATTTTGCATACAGGTCCACAAGCTCTTGCGCGCCCTCTTGCGAGAGGCCGAGCTTCTTGAAAACAGGGAGCGCATCTGCGATCTGCTCCTTGTTGATCTCAAAGCCTTCGGGCGCTTTAAATTCAGCATAAGCTTCAGGTGCACCTTCAACTTTTGGCGCTTCCTTCTTGTCGTTGAGCAACGAAGTCTTTTCCTTGCCATCGGCAGCCTTCGCTTCAACAGCGGGCTTAACCTCGGTGGCAGGCTTTACTTCAGCCGGTGGCGGCGTCGGGCTCGGCGTCGTCGGTGAAATCGACTTGATTTCCCCCGTCTCGGTCCTCGCTTCTGATTCGTTCGCTGCGGGCGGCGTCTGAAATGTCTCGCTCATTTTTCTCTCTCATCATTAGGACGTATTGATCGGGGCAGGATTGCATTATGTCGTTGAGTAGCTGAAGACCTTGGCTGCGTTCGCCCTCGGCAAATGCCATCATCAGGGCGTTGTGGTTGAACGAAGTAGCAAAGATATGCGCCGATAGCAGACGGTCGTGCATGTAGGCTCGACCGGCAGGCGTACCCATGACGCCTTTGACGATCCCCGAACGCTGGCGGTCAGCGAGCCGAGAAATCTTCTCGGCATCCTTGATGGACCTGCGACTGGTGGGATCGACGGTCATAATCCCTTCCATCCAGGAACTTTGCAAACATGGAACACGAATTTAAAAATACGCAACTGAAAACAATTTTTCACCCAACTGATATTGGGCCATCCCCAATTGACATGGCCTTTGAGAATTACAATAACGTCATATCCGAATACAGTCGTTCCAAATGCTGTCATCCTGCTGTCCCCGCTCCCATTCCCGGCCGCACGCCCGCTATGCCGGGGGCTCCGCCTGCTCCGCCTGCGCTGCCGCCGATCATGGCTTGAAGCGCGTTCTGACCACCGCCGACATCGGTCTGCGATAGGGTCTGCGCGCCCTCGGCTAGTTTCTGTCCCATCTCGGCTTGCTGTTGCGCCTGCTGCTGTTGCTGGCGCGACTGACGAATTTGCGCTAGTTCTTCAGGCGAACGGATCAGTTTCGGATCGTTGTTCAAGAGCGAGGAAAGCTTGTCCACGCCGAAGTCAAAATCGATATTGTCCATGACTTGTGGGTCTGCACCTGCAAGTCCACCGACGATCTGGAAGATGCGTTCAATACCGCTGGATGCCGAGGCAGCCTGGGCAACTTCGAGCATCGATACGAAGTCGATGGTTACATGGGCACCTTGAATCTCAGGCGGAGCCGGGGGCATGATGCCAGCACGCACAGCCATGTTGAAGACGCGATCAACGACTGGGGCCAGGAACTCGAAATTGATTCGTTCCAAAACCGGGCCGAGCATTACGAGGGATTCGGCGCGGCGGGCATCGATTTCCGTCGCTGTCACGTTGGACCGGGTCTCGAATTGCGAGATGGTCTGGAACAGGTTGTTGTAGAAGATTTCCTTGATCCGACCACGGACCTCGTTCAAGTCCTCCATGATCTCCTTGACCGGAGGAGCAACCTGATAGACCGGGGCAAAACCGGGCCGTGAGTTTGCCATCAGGCCCGAAACGTAAGTCACTCCACCGGGAAGCAGCGAGGCAGGCTGATTCTTGAGTTGAACGTCAGCCACCATCGGTGGGTTAACCAACTTATCGATGGCTTGGGCTTTGCGCTTTACTTCCAGTTGAAGCTGCTTGATGTCGGGCAGGCCGTCCATGCCTGGGCCGCGCCCGTAGGCATCGTTGGAAACGATATCCCAACGCGGAGCCATGAAGGGCAATTCGTGATAGCCACGCTTGCGAAGACAGCCGGGGGCATAGGACGAGCCTCCCTGGGGAGAAGCAGATCCGCCCCATTCCCAATAGACTTCGCGGTATTTGAATTTCTCTGGGATGCCGAACTTGTTACCGTCCACGTTCGGTTCGATGCCGTAGGCGATAACAAGTTCTCTAGTGAGGTTGGCACCTCCTTCTTTGAATAGACGGGCGACAGAAGGCGAGACATTCTCGATGCCGAACTCCTCTACGGTCTGGGCCACCGTGTAGGTGAACTCGCCGTACATGACATCGTTGTGCAGCTTGTTGGAGGAGTCGAGATAATACTCACCCGCGCACGGGTTTCGGCACGAGATGACGTTCTCGAAGTCCTCGGAAACCATCATGACCGCAGTACCGAAGACGACGAGATCAAAATAGAGAGTGGCCGCCGACGTATAGAAGTTCGACTCCTGGAAGATCAGAGAAAGAAGACGCTCGCATTCGGACAGCCACAAACTGATTGGGGAGGTCTGGGTCGAGTCGATATGATTGATGCGGAGCCGAAACCACGGCTTGGTCGGATCGGTGCAGCCGGTCATCATGCCAGCAGCTAGGTTTCTCGCAGCTAACGTACCAGTTGAGTCGAGAATATGCTGATTGATCGGGGAGCCGCGAGACATCTGGTTCGGCGTGATGAGCCATTTGTAGCGTCTTGGCAGGATGTAATCGGCGCATTCCCGCCAATGGCACCACCATGAATAACGATTAGTACGAAGACCTATCAGGCGGCCATTGACCTGTTTACGCAAAGCCAGATCTTCCTCCGAGGGCATCGAAGGAATTGTCTCGCCTAGACGTTGTTTGGCCTTGGCCATTTCAGGCTGGTCCTGTCGAGGTCTGGGTTTTCTTCTGGCTCATACGTGGAGCAGGCGGCTGCTTTAATCTTCCCAGATGGTGCATGACGGCAGCAGCCATAAGAAGATTCTTCGGCGCTACCTGCTGGTTTGACTGCTGGGCCATAGGCGAGTTAGCGACACCGGAAGTGTCTGCCATGCCGACTGTGGTGGGGACGATGGCCATGTTACTGAAGCGTACCCCTCGTCGTTTCCCAGGTCTTGCTGTTGTATTTAAGCTCCGGGTGTTCTTGGATCACTCTTCGCAATTCGGTCTCGCACTCCTGGATGG